TCCCCATATTCCAGTAGAGCAGATTGAACAACGTTTAGGTCTAGAAGCCAAAGAACCCGGTGAAGCGCTGACTCGAGGTATTTCTGGATTTGGTCCAATTGGCAAACTCGGTAAATTTTCAGAAGCCTCTAACTTGAAAAAAGCCGGTTTGGGCGCTGCCTATTCTGCAGGTGCTAATGAAAATCCTCTCGTCGGTGCGATACTAGGTTCCCTGCCAGGAGTCTATGAAAAGGGCAAACAAGCTTATAATTACATTAAAGAACCAGGACGTGCTTTAAGCGAATCTAAAGCGGCTTTACAGGATATTAATCATCTTATATCTCAGCAAAAAGAATTCGGACAGCTAGAAAAAACCGATCTCGCTAAGTTTATAAATCAAGTGCAGGAAGGTTTATCAGGACGACAAGAGCAGTTAAATTCGCAATTGCCGGAATTATTTCCTGTTAAACCAAAATCTGAAACGCGATCAAGTTTAAATACCGCGGTATCGAATTCTATTAACGATTTATCAGAAAATTTTGAAAATCGTTATAAAGATTTTTACAAGGAACACGGCGCTAAACCTATCAATGAGCCTTTTGAATTTAAAGATATTAATCTTGATAATGTGCCCCATGTTTCTTTAACTACTAAAAAAATGGGGTATGATATTGCTAATGATGAAATCACATATCAAGATTCCGCAGGAGATGACATTAAAATTAAATTCCCTGCTGATAATGGTACAGTAAGGGATTACATCGACTTTAGCCGCGAGTTGCGTGACGCTGCATGGGACGCTTCAAAATCTGCCAAGAATGCAACCTATGGAGAGGCTAAAAGTTTACGTAAAACAAGTAGCCGTTTAAGGCAATTACAAGGACAAGCAGAAGAGCGTGTTAAGAATTCATTATCCCCAGAAGATTATCAAACTTTCAGACAAATTCAAGATGATTATGGGCAACTAATGGGCGCTGTTAAAACCGATCCTGCTCTATTTAATGCAGCTTATAAAAAACGTATTAGTGAAAAATTACATGATACTTTACAGCAGCCTATTAATGAACACATTAGAGGCTATCTACATAAAAATCCTGAATTTACAGAAGCGATGCGTGAGCACATGATGCAGGGTAAAAATCATCCCCTTATGAAAGGCGCTATGGTAAATCCAGCAGCAATTAATGGTGATTTACAATTATTGCTAACACCTGAGCAGAGAGGCGCACAAGCCGAACAATTAGGATTACATCATGCGCAAGAACAATTAAATCAAGTTGGACAGCATGTAAAAAATCCAGAGACTTTAACGCCACAGCAAGAGCATATTACGCGACAATTTCATCCACGAACGGCCGAATATTTGTCAAATGAAGCGCAGAGACGTGCTATAACAAGGAATTTAGAACAGCAGAAATCTGAGCAGACAATGACAAAAGAAGAGCGTGAAAAACAATTAGCCAGACGAAAGGCTTTAGCGGCTATGGGTGGAATTGCCGTGGCGGCGCCCTATGTTGGCGATATTTCACGATTTATTAAGCGTTTATTTTAATATTACACTAAAAATGTTTACAAAATAATCATGAGGAAATATACTTGTTCAGTTCATAACAACTGGAGTAAATAATCATGTTTCATTTTATTTTATTTTGTATTGGAATTTATGTGTTAACAAGAGATTGGGGGTAATTATGACTAAAGACAAAAAAGTTCTTCCTCATCCAGAAAATACTCTCGAGACGCGAGTTGCATTATTAGAACAGTCTATTATAAATATTAATGAGACGATGAAAGAAATTAAATCGGAATTGAAAGAAATTCGCCATGAAGCTAACTCAAACTTTAAATGGTTACTCGGAACTATTTTTGGATTTGGCACATTTTTTACAGGTGCATTAATAGGACTTGGAACCATAATGGCGCACGGCTTTCATTGGTTCTAAATTCACTATAGAATACAACTATAAAACTATGACAAAGGATTGTCGTCGTGCCAATAATACCTTCAAAGCTTATCGCAGCGCCCATGCTCCAAGATTTATTGGTGCAAAAAAATGGTGTCCCTATGGCTGCGGGCACTGTAACTTGTTATCACGATTTAAACCGCACCACGCTTAAAAACTGGTATTATCTGACGGGTTCGCCTGGTAACTACACTTATACAACATTACCCAATCCCCTGACGCTATCTGCTGCTGGGACTATTGCTGATATTAACGGCGTTGATACGATACCGTTCTTCTATCCCTACCTTGAAACTGATAACGTTACCATCGATACCTACTACATCACCATTGTAAGTTTTGACGGCTTGACTACTATCACACGGCAGAATTTTCCTCCCTTTCCAGGTAATGGTGTATCTCCACTGACCACGAATGCTAATCTAAACAATCTAATTGTGAACGGGGGCTTCTGGCGCAACCTATTACCGAACTCAACGAATGTCACACCGACGTCAATACCCTTATCAGCAGTGACGCAAATGATCGTCGCTCCCAGTCAGCATGATGGATTCTTTTTTCCAGATATCCAGTTTTTAAAGAACAATACCTCTGCGACCGATATATTGACATTTCTACCGTTTCCGCTGACGAATACAAATGTCATTATAAACGACAATGTTCCTGAGTATTATATTAACCATGTCTGCTCAGCGGCTGGCTCTGGTGAAACCCAGAAATGTTATCAGTTTCCTATCGCTCTGCATATCAATAACCTTGTGAATGTCCCTTATACGGTGACTATCCAAGCGCAAAATGGGGGTACAGGATCAGGGGCTGCGAGTACGATACAGCTTCGACTTTTGCAATATACAGGCACTGGGACATCATCACCTAGTCCTATGTTGATTGCCCAAACAGCTTTAGTATTAACAACAGACTGGGCGGACTATACATTGACTGACGTATTCCCACCGACAGCTGGCTTAACACTTGGCCAGGGTGCCGATGATGCTTACTACCTACAAGTCTGGATGCCATTTAATACCGCTTGCACGATAAACTTTACGAAGCCTTCTCTATATCTTACACAAAATGTCGTCCCGTCTTATGCATTTGAAACCTATGACCAGGTGGATTCGGTCATTAACTCGCCGCGTACAGGTGATATCAGAATTACCGCAAACTCGTTCTTCCCGTATGGTTGGGTGCCGATGAATGATGGGTTTATAGGAATTAACAACAGCTTTACAAGCAATAATTATGCCCGTGCTAATCAAGACGTCTGGCCATTATTCAATTTACTTTATCAGTTGGCGTTACCCTATGACACAGGAAGCATGGTTAATGTGATTTGTCAGCTTGTGCATTTTACGTCCGCCAATACGGCAATCAATATCAATTATTCAGGGAATGCTTATAACGATTTCACCGGCAATAGTGGGAATAATGCGCTAGTGTTAACGAAGATGATGGGTAGGGTGTTAATGGGCACTGTACCGATTCCTGCCCTTGAAGTGGGTGTTTATACGCAAGGGATAGTTTCGGTGACAAATGCAGGGGGATTCATACTCATAACCGTTACGAATGGTGCGCCGCTATTCCAAGGTCAGCCTATTACCTTTACCACTACTGGCGGGGGCACAATTCCCGGAAATATACAAGTCAATGCGGTTTATTATGTAACCAATTTAAGCGGTAATACGTTTATGGTTGCCAATACTTATACTAATGCAATATCTGGAACGGGATTGGCATTTATTAATTCTGGCTCATTGCCTTTACAAATCATAACATCGACTACAGGGGTGGCTATTGGTGAATATGGCCATTCACAAGCATCGACTGAAATCGGTTCGCACATCCATGGCCTGACTGGACAGACAGGTACGGCAAATTCTACGGTCACAGTGGGTGGTGCATCGACGTTCTTAACTAATAGTCCAGGAGCGGCAGTTACATTAGCTAACACTCCCGCTGGTGCTCCGTTTAACATTGTGCAGCCGGCAACGTTTTATAACATGTTCATAAAATTGTAGTATACTGAGATAATAGGTCGATACCATCAACATATGACTATGATGTGTCGATAATAAAGGATTATATAAACATAAGGATGACAAGGAATGTCTTCTATACAACTCAATTTTGGTCGTGATGTCCAAGGCTATTGTGCCTTTGCGCCACCCACTTCTGGTAATAAATGGTCAGCTACGATTACAGATGGTACAGCGACTAGCATTGTGGTTCCATCGAATTACAAGGTATGGATTGCCGTATTTAGTTATCAGCCTGGAACGAATGTGTGGGTTGATTTAACGGGTGCAGTTGCGGCCATTCCAGCAGGGGCAACATTGACCACAACGACATCCGAGTTAAATCCGGCATCTAGGACGGTTTATGCAGCTGGCACAATAAGCATCATTACCGACAATACATCAGCGGACGTAGGGATATCATTATATGCCATCCCCTTCCAATAATTTTTACTTTGATGCTAATTACGACTTTAATAGGGTCGGCGTATTTACGCTTGTGCAGCCTTCGGAATCAGCACCATTTCCACCCTCTGAGGGTTTTTTCTTATTATTGGATGGTACAAATTTTCTACTATTGGATGGTGAAAACCTAGCGTTATTATAATTTATACATAGCCAAGGATGGTTATAACATGTCAAAGAATATCAATCAGGTCTTTATGACCAATCCGATTACGTCAAACGCATCGACGGACTTGATGTATTTTGGGCAATCACCCTATGGCGCAACAAATGACGCAGCCATGACTTACGCCAATTTCGCATTGCAATTTGGAGCGGCCTATACTGCTTCGGCTTTAACTGCAACCCCTGATACCAACGTGACAATTACGCTAGGCGGAACACCGGCCACAGCCCTATTGCATGCAGCCTCTATAACGCTTGGATGGACAGGGCAGTTGTCACCAGCGCGAGGAGGAACAGGCGTTAACAATGGCACAAGTACATTTACTGTCGGTGGAAACTTTGCAATGTCTGGAGCATTTACATTCACAGGCACATTGACCGGCGCTACTGCTGTAACGTTTCCTACGAGTGGAACGTTAGCGACAACAAGCCAGTTACCGACGCCTGCGGCACTTACTGAAGCCAATGATACCAATGTGACCATGACATTAGGGGGCACCCCTGCTACGGCGTTGCTACAAGCGGTTTCTATGACATTAGGTTGGAGCGGCCAATTATCCTTAGCTCGAGGCGGTACGAATGCCGCGTTAACGGCGTCAAATGGGGGTATATTTTATAGTACAGCTTCAGCAGGAGCCATTCTTGCGGGAACTGCTACTGCAAATCAAATGCTGCAATCAGGAGCTAGTGGAGCGCCTGCCTGGTCAACGGCTACTTATCCAGCGACCACGACGATAAATCAGATTTTATTCTCATCAGCTGCCAATACCGTGACAGGACTTTCAACAGCGAATAGCGCTACGATTTTGACATCATCAACCGGAGTGCCTTCATTCTCGGCATCCATGACCAACGGACAAGTATTAATAGGGAGTACAGGAGCCTCTCCAGCGCCAGCAGCACTTACGGCAGGTACAGGGATTACGATTACTAATGCTGCACACAGTATTACGGTTTCGATTAGTGGAGCTGATCAATGGGTGGATGAAACCGGCGCCTCTGTCACAATGGCCACTAATACAGGTTATACATCAGACGATGGCGCTACATTAGTCACGTTCACATTACCAACCACATCGGCAATTGGTGACTGGGTTGAAATCAATGGCAAGGGCGCTGGGTTGTGGAAAATTGCTCAGGCTTCAGGACAGCAAATTCATATCGGAACATCAGCCACAACAAGCGGTGCTACAGGTTCTCTCGCTTCCGTAAACCAATTTGATAACGTTAGATTGCGCTGCTTAACTGCTAACACAATATGGACAGTGGTTTCACAACAATCATCAGGATTAACAGTAGTGTGATAAGGATATTATACCATGGCTATTGAACAACGTTTTACAGATCTTCCGACGGTCACTAATTCGACTTTAAACGATATTATTTGTGCGGTTCAAGGTTTTGTATCTTCAGCTAATCCTGGATTGTCAACCCAGCAGACCCTAGGACAGATTCAGACACTTATGCAAAGTAACTTTGTATTGTTTAACTCTGGCAATCCTAATGGTGCAGTGGCAGGAAATACCTTCCAACTGTGCTGGGATACAGTCGATTTATTACTGTGGGTTTGTACGACATCGGGAACGGCATCAACCGCCGTATGGACTAAATCTATACAAATTACAGCCGGCTCGGGTATCGCGATATCCCAATCAGGCTCCAATATTACTATAAGCTCATCGGCGTTTTCAAATAACTTTGTCGTGGTGTCAGGCACTTCCCAGGCAATGGCTGTAGATACGACCTATCAGGCAAATAATGCGGGTTTAGTGACATTAACACTACCTGCCACAGCTGCATTAGGCCAAGAAGTAGCAGTAACAGGATTTGGAGTAGGCGGATGGACAATCGCGCAAAATGCAGGTCAAAACATCCAAATAGGGAATAGTTCATCGACTGTCGGTGTGGGCAGCTCGGTGTCATCGACAAATCGCTTTGATGGTATCGCGTTGATTTGCACGGTAGCTAACACAACCTTCCAAACGATATCAGGCGGACAAGGGAATCTAACAATTGTATAAGGATATACAACCATGGCTACAAATAATGCAATTAACAATACTTTAGCATCACCATTTATCGTAGGTGCGACAAGTGTAACGTCCACTGGCACGCAATTAAATCTACTAAATGCAAGTACTGTTGTGCCATTTACTAAAATTACCCAACAAATATTCACATCAACCGGTACATACACACCTACAACTGGGATGGTGTATTGCTTAGTCGAAGTCATTGGTGGAGGTGGTGGTGGTGGCGGTGCGGCTGGAAGTGCTTCTCAAGGAGGTGCTGGCGGCGGAGGAGGTGCAGGGAGTTATTCTGCCTCGATTATCACTGCTGCAACTATTGGAGCAAGTCAGGCGGTAACGATTGCAGCAGCGGCGGGCGGTGGAGCGGCTGGAAATAATGCGGGTTCAAATGGTGGTGTTTGCAGTCTTGGCGCATTAGTCACTGCGAATGGTGGTACGGGTGGCGGCGGTGGTGCATCAACATCAACAGTCGGATTATCGCCAGGTCCGGAAGCTGGAGGGACAGCAGGAACTGGTACAATTGCGGTTCCAGGACAACCAGGTGCTGCGGGCGTTACGCTGTTGGGCTCGGGGCAATTAGTCTATGCAGGTATAGGGGGCTCGACTAAATACGGCTCTGGTGGCTTTACGAATGCAATTGGAACGGGAGGTTCGGGTCTTGGCAACGGTTCAGGAGGCGCAGGTGGTGCAGCATTTAACGGCACAAATGGCGCCGGTGGAGCAGGTGCTAAAGGGATTGTCGTCGTAACCGAATATCTGAACGCGTAATGTCGAATATCGCCTATCTCAAGTCAGGGGATGTATCTGAGAAATCAATACATCAGACGGTTATGGCTTGGGTTAGGCTTTATCCAGAACTTGCCAAAATTATTATGCATTTTCCGAATGAAGGCAAACGCAGTAAAGCTTATGGCGCACATTTAAAATCTCTAGGTATGCGCCCAGGTGTCTATGATCTATTCATCGCCACAGCTAAGCATGGCTATATAGGCGCATGGATAGAACTCAAATCCGCAAACGGTATTGTCAGTAATGCGCAGAAATCCTTTGCCTATGACATGCGCCAGCAGAATTATTTTACTGCAGTCTGCTGGTCGGTGGATGAGGCGATAAGTACTATTTCCTGGTATTGCAATCAATAATTAGAACGGCACTTCGCTATCATCAAATTCCTCTTCTTGAATTGTTTCTGGCTCGGCCTTTTCGGAATCCTCTTTACCCGATTTCTTAGAAGCCCCAGGCAGCAATGTAATATGCGTAGCCGTCACTGAATACGACATTTCACCTTCACGATCGCCATGTGTGATTTTCTTATGGTTCACTTCTCCTTTGACAAACAGCGGATTGCCTACATGCGCGTAACGCTTTGCAATATCACCCAGCTTATTGAAGCAGTTAATGTTATGCCAGGTTGTTTTCTCCTGCTTATTACCTTGTTGATCAGTCCATGTACGGCTTGTTGCAAGGGATAGGTTAATCATCTCGCCGCCATTTTTGAGCTGGTAGGCATCTTTCTTGCCGATACGGCCTGGTAGTGTGACTTCGTTAAACATTGTTTTTATCCTTGTGTTATTATTGCGCAACCTCATCAAAATGGCAACTGAGATTCTGAAACTGTACCGGCAATTGCACGCGTTGCTCTACGATATCTAAGCGCTGCTCAAGCTCTAAGGTGCGGATATATAATGCGCCTATCCATAGGCTTAAACATCCCAGCACGATAGCTATCAAGGCTAACAATAGCATTACTTTATTCACTGTCATTATTGCTCCGTTGTTTTGTGTTAAGTTTCTCTAAGTTTGCGATGAACTCATCAGCTTGTACGCTAGTGAGGTCAGTCAGGTAATCGACTTTATAGTTTGCTAGCGCCTTGTCTAAGCGCTCAGACGGCAGGTTGACCGCTTCCATTAGGGCTATGATTACATCGACTTGCGATTCTGTTATCGTGGATACCTCCTGTACAAGCTCAAAGACATTCCCATTAGTAGGCTCATCCCGTTTTTTAAGGAGATCGATTAACCGCTCCGTTTGCGTAGTGCCGTTCAGATTAGCTACAGTCTGAGATTGCTGCGGTAACTCTGCATCGGAATAGGTTCCTGCTAACGCCTCTTGGAACGCTTGGCGTAATGCTTGGGCTTCCGCGACTTTTTTTATCATCGTTTCAGGTTTAGATTTCCAAATGGATTGCCCTTGATTATATTCAGCCATGCTAACCATCACATAAGTGGGTTTAGCAGAGGATTTGCGCTTGACTACACAATAAGCACCAATCAGTTCACCACGATTTGCAAATCCGTACTTATGATGTATAGCGCCATCGCTTACTATAAAATCGTCTTTCGAGTATACCGCATCAACCTGGTGATACTCATAATCGTTCTGGCGTTGGGCTACCTTTCGATAGCCGTCACGTCCTATATAGATTTGCGCAGGAGAACCTTGTTTGTACTTAACCGCCCAGATTTCTTTCATGAATGGATTTAGTGCTGTAGCGCGTCCTAACTGGGTTAAGAAATTAAATTCCATGTCCGTTAGAGGTGCCTCAGGAGATATGAGCTTACGCATTTCTTTAAGTTTCTCAGCGTCCGTCCACATATCGACTGTATGGCTGGCAAGTGACTGTAATGCTAATGCTGTAGACATATTATACTCCCTTTAATCTAAATATACGGCTGCCGCGTTTGTCTGCTTTCCAGGATACAATTGGTTGCCCGGACTCATTGACTAAGCATTCAGCGTCTTTCATGAACTGCATAATGTTAAATTTGTGTTTGTCTTCAATAGCGGAAAGCTCTTTGATTTTAAATCGAGTTTCCGTAAGCGTTGTTAATTGTTCAGCCAATGTATTGTTAATTGTTTTGGTTTTAGCCGGATCATGCTGCGGGTACATTAGTCGTAGGTCAACCTGACTTATTGGCTCAGGTGCGGTTTTAGACTGGATACAATCCCAGAATTGTTTGGCAGTAGTGATAACGTACGTCTCAAGTTCAGCATTACGTAGATAACGGTATTCACGATAGTCATTGCCGCCAATGAGGACTGCAATATCAGCGTAATCAGCATTAGTTACTGCACAATAATGTGCGACCTGTAAGAGATATGGCATTGGGATGGTATCTGATCCCGATTCTCCCCATTGTCCGGCTGCGAAACTACTCGCGCATTTGACTTCAAGCACAGCATTATTAGCCCGAACAAAACCATCAATATTAGCACGTAAGAAACTATAATCTTGATGCACGAGGGTCTCTGGCGTTTCCACCACGACATTATGGCGTTTAGCGTATTCATTACGTACAACCTCCTCTAATTGATTCCCCCAGTATTGTAGGTCATTTTGCGTATCATCGCCGTTGGATTCGCCGATTTTCTCTAAGTACAATTGATAAGGTGTCTTATAAGTTGACAGGCCTAATATAATAGCAATATCAGAGCCACCAATACCTAGTCTACGTGCAGCACGTTGTTCGGAAGTAATCATGTTTTATCCTCGAAATTAGTTAATATGCTTAATCAATGTAAAGTCCATTACAGTAATCATTGCCGTCCTTATGTAATCCCTGGCATTGACGCATTATGTATAATCGTATACATTGTGTCAAGCATAATTAATAAAAAGGTGTAGAAATGAAATTCTCAGAGGTAATGATTTATTTTGATTACAATATGCAGGAGATAGCCAGGGCGCTTAAAGTATCAAGGCATACAGTACGAAAGTGGAAAGAGCGCGATAAGATTCCTTACTCTAAACAGTGCCATTTACATTTATACACAAATGGTAAATTATTAGCCAATCAAGAGGATTAGTAATGGCGAAATTCCATACTGACGAAGAACTTAGAAAACATTATGAACACTATTTACTATATAAGAAATCACGATTAGGCACTACGATGTTTTGTAAAGTGAATAATATAGAACCTAACCCGTTTTTACATTTCCTTAAACGTTATGACTACATAATAAAGACTAATCCCCAAGAATACAAACGCGTAATTGGCATCGCATTAGATCTAATGACACGTCGTGCGAATCCACCGCCGAATACTATTCGGCATACATTGACATTTGATAAATATCTCGAATTTTATAAGCCAGATATACCATTGTATAAATTAAAGGATGCTTATTATCATCTTGAAATAAGGGATAGAATAAGTAAAATTACAGGAGCGAAAGTAAATAAACCGCAAGAATCTGAGCTTATATTTTTAGAGCTAGAACCTACTTCTGATATGATAAAACAGGCAATTCCAGAAACTGTGATCTGCGATACAATTTTACCTATTACAGATGAGCCTAAACCCAAAGAAAACGATATAGAATTACATATCAATTCAGGAATATTTATAACAATTAAACCTATCGTTCCTACAGCTAAAGTCACCAAACTTATCGATATTTTGAGAGGATTATAATGCAATTATTAGCTAAAACAAAAAAAATATATATCGCTTCAACCCCTGTGGATTTTCGCATGTCAATGGATTCTTTAGCTAGACTTATCGAGCAGAACAAATCCACGAAAGTCCATGATGGTTCTATCTATGTATTTCACAATAAAACACAAGATAGGATTAAATGTTTGTTCTGGGATAACAATGGTTTTGTGCTTTATTATAAGCGTTTGCAAGGGACAAAATTTAAATTTACAAAGATGTCAGGGGAACTGTCGAAGCTTACACCTGAAGAGCTTGAAGTAATACTATCAGGCTATGATCCAAAGCATATTACTAAGCAACAGGCAGTTATTGAGCACATGGACGATAAGTAGGATTTACGTTAATAAATAGGGATATGATATGACAGCAGATAACAATCTAAACATCACTTTAAACGCAGATAGTCTCAGCACATTACTGCGATCAAACTTATCATGCTTTATGGCAAAGACAATTACTTCAGAGCTATTGGATGAAATTACTGAGCAGATTATTGAATCTATTGACTATTTTTTGAACCGGGAGACAATTAAAGAGTAATTACTGATTTCATTTATGCTAATATCCCGTTAGAATATCTGGGAAGCTTAAAGGCATCCTGCCTTCGCTCGATTCGTATAATGTTTGATTACTGACCGCCAAGTTAAATAACCAAACTCTAATAACAACAAACAAACCAAAGGGCTTTGGCTTACCTGCGGTTAACAAGGCTTTTTTACATCCATAAAGTCTTGCCAACACGGAAATTACTAAATGTCGTAACAACTTTGAGAGTAATTAAACATTCAACAACGGGTGAATTATATCATGAACAATAATAATAACAACAATACTTCTACACAAAAACGTAAATTATGTAACCCACGTGCCAATGCTCCAGCTGTATATATACCCTGTTGGCTTAGTCAAGTTTCAATCAAACTATTATCTCATGGCGCGAAAATTTGCTACGGACGTTTATCTCAATGGGCTAATTCAAAAGGCATTGTTTATCGCTCCTGCAATCAACTTGCCGCAGAAATAGGGGTAAGTCTCGCATCTATAGAAAAATATCTAAAAGAACTCCGAGACCAGGAGTTAATTGGAACTTTTCAAGTGGAAGCGGGCGGCGTTAATCACTACGAATTTTATGATCACCCTTGGATGCACGAACCCATAAATGAGCATTTATCATACAACGATGTACCCCCCGACAAATCTGGGGGTACCCCCCGTAATATACGGGGGTACCCCCCGGAGGATCTTACGGGGTTAAATAAAAGAAATAAAAAAAACACTAAACCCCCTATATCCCCCAAAGGGGACGTTGCTGTGGATAACTTTTCAGAACAAGGGGCACAAGAGCCTTTTGAGGAGTTCTGGAGAATCTACCCCAACAAGAAAGGCAAGAAACCTGCCAAAGACAGATGGAAGCGAAGAAATCTTGATGATAAATTGCCGCTGATATTGTCAAAGCTTAAACAGCAGGTTACAGAGGATGACTCCTGGAAGCGGGGATTTATTCCAAACCCACTAACCTACATCAACCAAGAGAGGTGGGACGATGAAATTACAAAATCAAATAAACAATCCTGTGGTAAACAAGCCTATCAGCAATCCATACGACGTGAACAAACCGCAGCGTCAGAAAAAAGTGAGGAGATAGTATGTGCACAAAACTTCCAAGTTATAGCTAATAAAGCATTGGCGCTTTCTCATACTCAATCGCTACTTATGCATTTGAATACAAACGGGAGATAAAATTAATGCAAAAAGAAAACGTGGTCATCCTTACCAAGTGGATCTTATGTTCACGGAATGGGGTATTAGTTCATGATTAAAGGCGCCTGCCAGCGTTGTGGTGATGATATCTTGGGTAAGTCTATACCAAGGTAGCGGGTTGGTATGATAATGGCGTCACGAGCTTCTAATGCGGTTATACGAATATGCGCCAGCCAAAAGCCGGCACAGGGTAATTATGAGCGGATTGTAACGCCTACGCCGACTTGTATTTCCTGCTGCAATACGTCTTTAGTGGCAAACAGCTCTGCTTTGGTTTCGTTGAAGAACTGCTCAAGGTCAACCAAGTCTTGATGCAGAACGTCATCTGACCGTTTAGCGGCTCTGTCAACTAGCATGATGATTTGCGAGTGTAACTGACCCATGAAATACATGAGTTTTTCTTGTTTATTCACAACTATTTTACTCCAGTTATTTATTGTTTAATCTATCATAATGCGATAGAAATTTCCTGCAAAACTCCGCAAACCCATCCACTGCGCAAGGGTGTATACTGCGCTCATTAATTTCAACATCATTATCGTAACCCTCTATATGTAAATCGTAGCCGAATTGTTTGGATTTATTGAGCCAAACGGCGTGCGGTTCACCCATTAATTCTGCTAATGTTAGATTGTAAATTGTCATTGGTTGTGCTCCGTTTTTGTTAATAATATTGCCACATTTATGCTTGATTGTTTTTGTATTAAATTTTGATGCGTTTAGGCTCTAGCCATGATTGTTCATTTACCATTTCTCCGGATTGCATACATTTGAGAGGCACCAATTTCCAAGTACGGGTTCTATCAATTGACGTAATATTGATTCGTCTGAAATATACGGTTTTTTATCAAGGCATGTATGGCACATATCTATGAAATACATTCCGGTTTTATCTAATGTTTTTACATATTTATGGTTTGTACATTGCATCAGCCAAGCCTCCTATTTTTTCGCTTAATTCAAATAAAACTTCCTGTTTTCCTCCTTCTTGTATGTTTTCCTTGGATAAAGCAGCAGAATTTTTCTTATTTGAGATTGATTCTTTCCATAATTCGATTATTAGACTTTGGACTTCAAGGAGTGCATTTAGGTAGCCCTTTTCTTTGTCTTTTTCGTAACTCATGCAAATCGCTCCTGTATAAATTCATCAGCCAACTTTTGCAAAACATCGTCAATGAAATTTTCGATATTTACTTGTTTTTGCATGACCATCACCTCATTTGTTAGTTGATATAGACATTATGTATATTTAAAGGCATTATGTCAAGTATTGGGTGTAAAATATTTTGCGATAGTTTATTTTATCATTTACGCTATGCTAGGATGGTCATAAATTTTATTGTTGATGGTTTATATATGCTATGTGTACGATGCAGTGGAACAGGTAAGTATTTCGGCTTAGGTATGATGCCATCGGACTGCGAGCTTTGTAATAAGCACCCAGTATCTGGGCCTGTTGCTAAACCTAAAGAACCTGTATTCATCGATAAACGCTCACAAGCCTATCGTGATGCGATTAAAGATATCATGGCTGCACATCCTGATATGTTGCGTGAAGAAGCGGTAAAACTATTTGAGAAATCGTTTAATGGCACAAAAGCTGAGGTAGTATGAATAAACGACGAGGTCAACCTACATTATATACCCTAAAATTGGCACAAGAAATTTGCGACACTATTGCAACGACGAGCAAAGGGATAACTGCGCTTTGTAAAGAGAATTCTCACTGGCCTCATTCCGATACAGTCTATGCCTGGCTTAAGGATCACAACGATTTCTCCGTTATGTACGCCAAAGCAAAAAGAAACCAAATTGATTGTTTAATAAACGAAATTATAGAAATAGCAGACAATCAAGGCAATGATAAGTATATCGATGAAAACGGTATTGAAAAGGTCAATAATGCTGCTGTCAATCGTGCAAGATTACGTATCGACACTCGCAAATGGCTAGCCTGTAAACTCGTTCCCCGCGTCTATGGTGATAAATACATCGCAACCACAGAAGCACAAAGCGACGAACTTCTAAATGACTGTATCGATCGCAAGAAATTACTTGATGAACAATATAAAAAGGCGTTTTAAAGTCTTAAGTCAGAATTAATAATCCTACTGCTGTAAGGACGATAACGAATGAATTTCTACATACTCGATAAAAACAATCAACCTCAAAACTGCTCTCTAAATGAATGGAAACGCTTTTGGAAAGATGATCAAAACCTATTACGCCGCGTCATTGGAATGGACGTCATCGGCGATATAGGCCTAATAACGTTTTTCCACAAGATGTTTGAACTCACCCACGAAGTTCACGACCCCGCATTGTTTGAAACCATCGGTAGCGATAGAAACACTAATGAAACGATTTATTCCGCTAGCTACAGGACCTGGGAAGATGCCGTTAAAGGTCACCATGATGCCATTAACTGGGCTGTCTCTGAATGTAAGGATAATCACGGGGTATCTCCAGCATGCAGATGATTGCAAGACTTATAGGGCGTGCAATATGTTATTTCCGAGGACACAAATTTCCTTATGACCCTGCAACATTACACATTGCCCATTGTCGCCGCTGTGGGATATCCGTACAGCGCCATGTTATGATTTGTTGGATGAAAGCCCGATAATGCGCAGATTTAGAGTTGTTGATCCCGGCGCTAATGACGAGCCAATAGATGAAATATGGTCTGAAAAAGGTATACTTTCTGTATATTTCCCCTACTGGTCTACTGAAATGCACAAACAAGGCAAAACTGACAGAATATCCTATGAACGTTGTTTAGACGATTGGCTAGTCATTAATTGGGCAGAGGAATTACAATGACAGGTCGATTGACTAAAATATTCATTTGTATTATTACAGCTGCTTGTTTATCGGTCTCTTTTAAGCGGTATTTCGGATTCGATTTTTCAGAATGGATCAACCTAGCGATTGGAATTAATAATGTATTACTATTATGGATATTTAAGGATCACATGGAATGACTAAATTTCAGGAGTGCCCTATCGATGATTAAACTACGACGCGTGTTATGCCTATTCCTTGAGCATCGCTTTCCTTTTGATGAAAAATTCTTAAGTATTTCGCCCTGTACGCGTTGTGGAATTAGACTTCAAGAACATATAAGTAAAAGCTATACTCACTTTTACAAGCGTCTTCGTAACAAATAATGCGCAGGTTTCTAATTAGCGATCCTAATGACTTTGGGAAGCCAGTTTATAGCGTTGTTGATGAGAAAAAAATATTGTCCATGTATTTTATCTATTGGGCAGAAGAAATGACTAAGCGTGGAAAGTCTGAAGAGATAAGTTATGAGAACTGTTTAGACGAATGGATTAACGTTAACTGGGCGAGAGAATTGCTATGACTAAATTTCATCACGGACAAGATGTATGGGTACATGAGCTCTCACTACAACCGGCTAAGTTTGATAAATACCCGCTTGAGAATGCCAATGAATTGATGCTGATTAACTTCAACGGCGGAAAACATTTTACTTATGGCAATCTAGTTAATTCATCGCGAGTTACTGCATCAAAGCATGAAGCTATTGATGTCATGATTGCTAAATTAGAAAAACTAAAAGAGGATTTGAATTGATTAATTCTACTATAAAAATGATGTTCCCTTTTTTAATCGCAATCTGTTTTGCAATGGCCTTTCGACGTTTTTTTGATTTTAACTTTAATGAATGTATAAGCTTCTCTTGTGGAATTATTAATTTACTTCTTTTCTGGTTATTTAAGGATAATCTATGACATTTTTTGATAAAATATTCTGCGGCTCTCCTAAGTGTAAAAATAAATGTGGACAACAAATGTCTGAAGATGAGCGACAAATATTAAATGAGGTAAGTCAAACTGAAGTTGTACCAGTCACATACGCTGCATTTTGTGATAATGATAATGACAAATATATTAGGCTATACGATAAACGGGATAACTATTAACCTCCGATAGCTCAATAATTAAGCACTTTCCAGTTGGGTGCTAGAGCGCCGCATGTTCGCGGTAGGTTGTGGGTGGAAATCCCGCTCGGAGATAGCGCAGGGGCATTATTACCCTTCATGCATGCCGCCCTCATGTGCGCGAATGGGCACTAATTTAGTACAAATTAGTAGATAAATAGTATTATGACGATCGCAGGCTGACAGTGAAGCCGGAGAGAGTAGTTGGCAGTGAATACGTGGGATAAGCTGCCTTTATATGACGAAAAGCGACCACATACGCGAAAGGCTTCTCGTGCATAACGCTAGTGCAAGGTTGGTATCTTGATGCTAGTTCGTATCTCGCTACCCCAGTGGGTGCAATTCCCGCCGATTGTCGCCTAATTTAAATAGGAATGGACTATATGAAAATTGAACTGAGCACATTTACTTTAGTGTTTCTAATATTCTTAGTGCTTAAACTCACTGGCAACATACTCTGGTCATGGTGGTATGTAACGATGCCATTATGGCTGCCTTTATGCATAGGGGCAGGAATAGCTTTTGCATGTGTCGCATTTAAGCTATTTTCAGATTAATTTGATTATGGAGACCTCTATGCGTGAAGCTTGTCAACGCTGTCATGAACTAGACGAAGACCGTCGCACATTATGGATGGACGGTTTCTATAATATGCTTGAACTGGATATACCATTCAAAATCGAAGAACTAACAACCCACATACAATCATCCCGCCGATTCTTCACCCTTCGCGTCTGCAAGCAATGTCGAGCCGAGTGGCTAATCGCTATTGAATGTTGGTTCAAAACCTCAAAAGTAGAACATAAACCCTGCGGCAGCGGCATCTACATTCGAGAGTTTGGCTCAATTCGTGAGATTTCTGATGAAGAATGGTATAGTCGTCGCCCCGACACAGAGCCTGTGCGCTGTAAACCAACAGAGGGGATAGAAAATGAAAGCTGATGATATAGATGTAGATATTGTGCACGAATACCTAAATAAAATGCCCGAAGATGTGCGCCAAATGTTCGATTTTCTAATGGCCGCTAATTGCAATATGAACGCTATAAATATAATCAAACGGTTCATAGAGGATTATGAGCATGATGATCCTATTGATAGCCTCCTGAGTCAAATTGTAGGCCGTTTTTTAGTAATTCTGCCCAATGAAATCCATAAAGACTTTATGCAATTTAAAGAAGCTAATCCGAAAGGTAAATATACGGGCATCCACACCGCAACAATCGCCGCGAGGATATTACGAAGTCTCGCCGATAATATAGAAAATATGCTTACTGGGTCAGGTTTCAATTTAACGCCTGAAGATTTGAATTAATGAGGTTTAAATATGGTTAAACTATTAGTAAACGGCTTAGAAATAGAAACAGAGCGTCCGGTAGTTCTATATAATGACGGCATGGGAGTCTGTGAATTTGTTTGGATAGATGTTAAAGAATCCCTGTCCCCTAATCTAAGCAAAGTGCTATTTCATTATATCATTGATGAGGCAATAGCAAATATAGCCATGGGATTTCGCCGTGATGATATTTGGAGCATCTATTTACCTTATAACTCATTTGAACTAAACCCAAATACTACATGTGTCACACACTGGATGCCATTAGTCGATAAGCCCTTGATGGTTATGGAGCCCAAGCTTGAAGTGGATTAGCGTAGAAGACGATCTTCCTAAACATTCGGAAACTGTATTAACTTATTCCGCCAAAGGCTATGATATTGCTGTCTTTATTGATTCCGTTAAGATGAATATTTTACGTCGAAAGGCTGGTATGCGTAATCAATCTATTGATATTTCCGAAAAACCTTATATCTTTGCCAACCAAGATATTGGTCATTTTATAATAGATAATGTGACTCATTGGCTGCCTTTGCCAGATAAGCCTATTGGAGAATGTAAGTGCGATAATTTATTGGATGACAGTGATATTAGGGGAATTTAAAATTGAAATATAAAAATCTTGCCGAAAAAATTAATGCTATCCTAGAAGAGGCAGAGCGCGCTAATGAGCTTGTTAAAAAGCGTACCGAATCAATTGCTGAATTAAAAAAACAAATCAAAAAATTATCAGATGATATTAAAGATATAAAAGATAAAAATAATCGGGAGCATTATTTCGTTCGTGAAAATTTAATCGAATTTAGGAATGAAATAAGAGAAGTAGTCCTTCTAAAAAAAGAGCTTCAAGGTAAATTCGATGATTTAGTTGAAGGTTTTAATCCTCAGTATAATAAGTTTAAGCAAAAATTAAACGATCATTATTATGTTCTACAAAAAGCATTTAATGATTATATCAAGGGAATACAACCCGGCCAAGATAAAATAAGTCTTCTTGAGAGTTCGATCAAGCAAATGAAGAAACGCCTTGATGAACAAGATCAGAAAATGGTAGAACTCTTTTTTAATGGTGATCAAAAGGCATAACTTACGTGATAAGCGAAGAAAAGGACATTCTAACGGCACGCTTACGGGGCAGTTTATTGGATTTTACGCGATTCTTTTACCCGCTTCTGACGGGGCGAGAGTTTATAGTCTCCCAACCCATAGGGCGCGAATCGCATCACATAACCATATGTAAGGCATTAACCGAGGCATCTAGACTTGAAATCCCTAATCACCGCTTGCTTATTAATGTTAGCCCTGGCTCTGGTAAATCTACTCTGTTATCTATGTGGGTGGCTTGGACTATGGCTCAGTTTCCTGATTCAAGGTTTTTGTACATATCTTACTCTAAGGTGCTTGCGGCTAAGCATACAGAAACGATTAAGCGGATAATGCAGCTAACGCATTATGGTTATTTATTTGATGTGAGAATTCGACATGACAGCAAAGCAAGAGAATATTTCCAAACAACAGCAGGAGGCGCGGTTGCGGCTTTTGGCTCAGGTGGAGCAATTACTGGACAAGATGCCGGGTTACCTGGACTTGCTCGATTCACCGGCGCTGTTATTATCGACGATGCCCATAAACCGGATGAAGTCCACAGCGATACAATTAGACAGTCAGTTATCGATAATTATCGAGAAACTATCCAGCAACGTGCCCGAGGAATAAACGTACCCTGCATATTCATAGGGCAGCGCCTGCATGAAGACGACTTAGCAGCTTATCTAATCGCCGGCAATGACGGTTATGCCTGGCATTCGGTGATATTGAAATCAGTAGATGGTGCAGGTAATGCATTATATCCTGAAGTTAACCCGCTAGAATCTCTGCTTATCAAACAAGAGCGCGACCCTTATGTATTTTCAAGCCAGTATCAACAAGAACCTATACCGGCTGGTGGTGCGCTTTATAAGCCAGATTGGTTTGTTATGCTCGACGAGGAACCGCAAATCTTATATAGCTTTATTACTGCTGATACGGCAGAAACGGCCAAATCGTATAATGATGCAACTGCGTTCTCGTTTTTCGGTGTCTATGAAATCGAATCCTATGGCGTTAAAACCGGCCAATACGGTTTACACTGGATTGACACCTTGGAATGCCGTGTAGAACCCAAAGACTTAAAACCGACCTTCTTAGATTTCTGGCAGCAATGCATGCGTTATAGCATCCCGCCATCCATGGTAGC